GTCGATCCGCAGATGGCCGAGACGATCCGCACGGTGCTGCGCAGCGCCGCCTCGATCCGGTCGATCGCCAACGTGGTGACGGTCGAATCGGGGTCGTTCGACGTGCTGGTCGACCGGTCGGAGCTGGGCTCGGGCTGGGCGACGGAGACCGGCGACACGGTGGAGACCGACACGCCGCAATTCGAGAAGATCACGATCCCGCTGCACGAGTTGTCGGCGATGCCGAAGGCCAGCCAGCGGCTTCTGGACGACGCGGCCTTCGACGTCGAGACCTGGCTGGCGCAGCGGATCGCGGAGCGCTTCGTCCGCGCCGAGGCGGCGGCCTTCGTGTCCGGCGACGGGATCGACAAGCCCAAGGGCTTCATGACCCATACCTCGGCCCCCGAGGATGAATGGACCTGGGGCAACGTCGGTTATGTCGTCACCGGGGTCAGCGGCGATTTCGCGGCGGCGAACCCGGCCGACGCGATCGTCGATCTGGTCTATGCGCTGGGCGCCCGCTACCGCGCGAACGCGAGTTTCGTGATGAACTCCAAGACCGCGGGCGCGGTGCGCAAGATGAAGGATGCCGACGGGCGGTTCCTGTGGTCCGACGGGCTGGCGGCCGGGGAACCGGCGCGGCTGATGGGCTACCCGGTGCTGGTGGCCGAGGACATGCCGGATATCGGCCCCGGGGCGATGGCGATCGCGTTCGGAGATTTCGCGGCGGGCTACACGGTGGCGGAGCGGCCCGACCTGCGGATCCTGCGCGATCCGTTCTCGGCCAAGCCGCATGTGCTGTTCTACGCCTCCAAGCGTGTGGGCGGCGATGTCAGCGACTTCGCGGCGATCAAGATGCTGAAATTCTCGACGTCCTGACCGGGGCGACGGCGCCGGCCGGGCAGCCGGCCGGCGCGCACGGGCACTTTTCGCGGGAGACACCGATGCTGACAGAACTCGAGCCCCTTGCCGATGCGGCCCTGCCGGTCACGGAGCTTCGCGATCACCTGAAGCTGGGCACCGGCTTTGCCGATGCCGATGCGCAGGACGGCGCGCTGCGGGCCTATCTGCGCGCCGCGCTGGCGGCGATCGAGGGGCGGATCGGCAAGGCGTTGTTCGCCCGCCGGTTCCGCTGGCAGGTCGCGGCCTGGCGCACGCCGGATGCGCAACCGCTGCCGCTGGCGCCGGTGGGCGAGATCCTGGCGCTGGCGACGGTGGACCGCGATGGCACGGCGGTGGCCGTGCCGGCGGAACGTTTCGCGCTGGTGCCGGATTTCCAGCGTCCGAAGATCGCGGCGACGGGGGCGGCGTTGCCGGCGATCCCGACGGACGGGAGCGTGCAGATCGAATTCCGCGCGGGGTTCGGCGCGGCCTGGTCGGATGTTCCGGCCGATCTGCGGCAGGCGGTGCTGATGCTGGCGGCGCGCTACTACGAGGGCCGCCACGACGGCGCGCTGGAGGCGGGCGGCGCGGCGCTGCCGTTCGGCGTGCTGGCGCTGATCGAGCGCTGGCGCACGGTGCGGGTGCTGGGCGGGGGGCCGGCATGAACCCGCCGCGGCTGACACGGGCGCTGGTGCTGGAGACGCCGGTGCGGGAACCCGACGGGGCGGGCGGGTTCCTGACCGGCTGGCAGGTGCTGGGCACGCATTGGGCCGAGGTGCTGCCGCAGGCGGCCGGACGGCAGGCGGAGGAGGGGCTGGCGCCGGTGCGCCCGCGCCACCGGATCACGCTGCGCGCCGCCGCGCCGGGATCGCCGGCGCGGCCGCGGGCAGGCCAGCGGCTGCGCGAGGGCACGCGGATCTTCGCGATCCGCGCGGTCAGCGAGCGCGACGCGGCGGGCCGGTTCCTTGTCTGCTTCACCGAGGAGGCGGTGGCATGAGCTATCTCGGCGGCGCGGCGGTGCAGGCCGCGATCCATGCCCGGCTGACCGCCGATGCCGGGGTGGCGGCCGCGGTCGGCGGCGCGATCTATGACGAGGTGCCCGAGGGCGCCGCGGCGGGCACCTATGTGACGATCGGCGAGGAGATGGTCCGCGACCGGTCGGACGCGGACGGGCCGGGGGCGGAGCATCGGCTGACGGTGGCGGTGGTGAGCGACGCGGCGGGTTTCGCGGCGGCGAAAGCGGCGGCGGCGGCGGTCGTCGCCGCGCTGACGCAAGCGCCGCTGGACCTGTCGCCGGCGCGGGCGGTCGGGCTGTGGTTCGACCGGGCGCAGGCTTATCGGGCGGCGGATGGCGGCGGGCGGCGGATCGACCTGCGGTTCCGGCTGCGGGTGGACGGCTAGGAGAACGGAGAGCGAGATGACGGCACAGAACGGCAAGGACCTGCTGATCAAGATCGACCTGACCGGCGGCGGGCAGTTCCAGACGCTGGCGGGGCTTCGGGCCACGCGGATCGGCTTCAACGCGGAGACGGTCGATGCGACGAGCCTGGAGAGCGCGGGCGGCTGGCGCGAGCTTCTGGCCGGGGCCGGCATACGCTCGGCCGCGGTGACCGGATCGGGGGTGTTCAAGGATGCCGATGCCGATGCGCGGGCGCGCGCCGTGTTCTTTTCCGGCGAGATCCCCGCCTTCCAGGTGATCATCCCCGATTTCGGGATCGTCGAGGGGCCGTTCCAGATCGCGGCGCTGGACTATGCCGGCAGCCATGACGGCGAGGCGACCTACGAGATCAGCCTCGCCTCGGCCGGGGCGCTGAGCTTTGCGGAAATCTGATGGGCAATCCGTGGCGGGGCGAGGTCGACATCGAGATCGACGGGCAGGTCTGGCCGGCGCGGCTGAGCCTGGGCGCGCTGGCGGAGCTGGAGGCGGCGCTGGGGGCCGGCAGCCTTGTCGCGCTGGCCGAGAGGTTCGAGACCGGCGGCTATTCGGCGCGCGACGTGCTGGCGGTGCTGCTGGCCGGGCTGCGCGCGGCCGGCTGGGCGGGCGATGCGGCGGCGCTGGGCCGGGCCGAGATCGGTGGCGGGCCGGTGGGCGCGGCGCGGGCGGCGGCGGGGCTGCTGGCGCGGGCCTTCGCGCTGCCGGAGGAGGCGGGGCGATGAGCGGGGCGGGGACGGACTGGCCCGCGCTGTTGCGCGCCGGGCTGGGCCGGCTGGGTCTGCGGCCGGCGGAATTCTGGGCGCTGACCCCGGCGGAACTGACGCTGATGCTGGGCCGGGGCGGCGGGACGGGAGCGATGGGGCGGGCGGCGCTGGCGGCGCTGGAACGCGCCTATCCGGACCAATGCGGGGAGGCGCGGGATGCGTGAGATCGAGGGGTTGGGCGAGCTGGCCGACGAGGCGGCGGCGCTGGAACGCGCGCTGGGCGGCGCGCGGGGCATGACCGAGGCCTTCGGGGCGGAGGTGACGCGGCTGGGCCGCAACGTGGCGCTGACCGGGCGCGAGGTGGCGGGCCTGTCCACCGGCTTCGGTTCGGGGCTGCGGCGCGCCTTCGACGGCGTGGTGTTCGACGGGATGCGCCTGTCGGACGCGCTGAAGGGGCTGGCGGCGAGCATGGCCGACAACGTCTATTCGATGGCGATGAAACCGGTGCAGGGCGCGCTGGGCTCGGCCCTGGCCGAGGGGGTGGCGGGCCTGTTCGGCGGCGGGTTCGCGCAGGGCGCGGCGTTCAGCCGGGGCCGGGTGGAGCCATTCGCGAATGGCGGCGTGGTGCAGGGGCCCACGGCCTTCCCGATGGCCGGCGGGCGGCTGGGCCTGATGGGCGAGGCCGGGCCCGAGGCGATCCTGCCGCTGGCGCGCGGCGCCGACGGGCGGCTGGGGGTGCGGGCCGAGGGCGGCGCGGGCGCGCGGCCGGTGTCGGTTGTGATCAATGTCACGACGCCGGACACGGCGGGGTTCGCCCGCGCGCAGGGGCAGATCGCGGCCGAGGTCGCGCGGCTGGTCGCGCGCGGCCAGCGCAACAACTGAGGGACAGATGGGATTCCATGACGTGCGGTTCCCGCCGCGGCTGAGCCTTGGCTCGGCCGGCGGGCCGGCCTGGCGCACCGAGATCGTGACGCTGGCCAATGGCTACGAGGCGCGCAACGCGCCCTGGGCGCAATCGCGCCGCCACTACGACGCGGGGGTTGGGCTGTCGAGCCTGACCGACATCGCGGAATTGCTGGCCTTCTTCGAGGCGCGGCGCGGGCGGCTTTTCGGGTTTCGCTGGAAGGACTGGGCCGATCACCGCTCCGGCCCGCCGGGGCGGGCGCCGGCGCCGGCCGACCAGGTGCTGGGCACCGGCGACGGGGCGACGGCGGAGTTCGCGCTGGCCAAGACCTACCGATCCGGCGCGGCAGAGGTGGTTCGGCCGATCGCCAAGCCGGTCGCCGGCACGGTGCAGGTGGCGCTGGACGGGGCCGCCCAGCATGCGGGCGGTGATTTCGAGGTCGATCCCGCGACCGGGATCGTGCGCTTCGCCGCGCCGCCGGCGGCGGGTGTGACGGTCACCGCCGGGTTCGAGTTCGACGTGCCGGTGCGGTTCGACATCGACCGGATCGAGGTCTCCGTCGCCTCGTTCCAGGCCGGCGAGGTGCCGCGGGTTCCGGTGGTGGAGATCCGGCTATGACGGCGCCGGGCTATGACCATCTTCAGGGCCCGGCGACCACGGTGGCGCGCTGCCTTGCGCTGACGCGGCGCGACGGGTTCACGCTGGGCTTCACCGATCACGACCGGGCGCTGGGGTTCGAGGGGATCGCGTTTCGGCCCGAAAGCGGCGCGGCGCTGAGCGCGCTGGCTTTCGGAACCGGCCTCGCGGTGGACAATGCCGAGGCGGCCGGGGCGCTGAGCGACGCGGCGATCACCGAGGCCGACATCCGCGCCGGGCGCTGGGACGGCGCGGCGGTGCGGCTGTGGCTTGCCGACTGGGCTGAGCCGGCGCGGCGGGTGCTGCGGTTTCGCGGGACTTTGGGCGAGATCACCCGGCAGGGCGGGGCCTTCACCGCCGAGTTGCGCGGGCTGGCGGAGGCGCTGAACCGGCCGCAGGGCCGGCTGTACCAGGCGCGCTGTCCGGCGGTTCTGGGCGATGCGGCCTGTGGCGTCGATCTGGCGGCGCCGGGGCTGCGGGTGGCGGCGACGGTGGCCGGGCTGGAGGGCGGGCGGCAGATGCTCGTTTCCGGCGCCGGGACGGCCGGGACCGGCTGGTTCGCCGAGGGGCTGGTGCAGGTTACCGGCGGGGCGGCGGTGGGGCTGACGGCCGCGATCCGCAGCGACCGGGTCGAGGATGGCGGGCTGCGCCGGGTCGAGCTGTGGCAGGGGATCGATGCCGCGCTGGTCGCGGGCGATCCGGTCACGCTGGTGGCGGGATGCGACAAGCGGGTGGAGACCTGCCGGGAGAAGTTCGGCAATATCGGGAATTTCCGCGGCTTTCCGCATGTGCCGGGCGAGGACTGGCTGCTGACGGTGCCGGCGCGGACCGCGCGGCGCGACGGCGGGGC